AGGGGTACTAAGGTTCACCATATGTGTGAAGACTACCTTAACAATATGGAGACTAACTTCCCTAAAGATTTTAGTAAACATAAGAAGGATTTTCTACCATATTGTCTTTTCACACGATTAAAGGAACAAGGGTTGTGTTATGTTAATAACATCCATGCACAAGAGGTAGGACTCTATAGTGATAAATATAAAGTAGCGGGTAGAGTTGATTGTATAGGAGAGTATAAAGGTATACTTTCAATTATAGATTTCAAAACCTCTACTAAAGAACGCAATGACGAATGGAATGAAAACTATTACATTCAATGTTCTGCCTATGCAGAAATGTATGAAGAAAGAACAGGTACAGAGATTGAACAGATCGTAATCCTATGTGTAACTGAAGATGGTACTGTACAAGAGTTTGTAAAAGAGAAATATGATTACCTAGACTTGTTGGTTGAAACCGCTAATGAATGGAGAAACCAAAATGAAACACCTAGTAATATTGGCGGTGTTTCTGTTAATGGGTTGTCAAACCACTAATACTACTCCCAAAGACACATCGCCCGTACCAGAACCAGTAGAACATACTGAACAGAACAAACAAGAAGGACCATCTGAACTACTAATAGAACCCCAGAAATCTATACAAACTTTAAAACCTATTTTCTGTGCAGATATAGAATCTGTGCATCAAGGTCTAGAAGATAATTCTGGAGAAAGTCCTCTAATGATTTGGAAAGATGCAGTGAATGGATATACTACTATGTTATGGGTGAATAAAGAAAAGGAAACTGCAACTGTGATTGAATATGCTGGTCCAAATATGGCATGTTTTACCGCAGTTGGTATCGATGTTCAAATTAACGATGAGGGACTAAAAACTAAAGGTACACCTATTTTATTCAAAAAGGTACTTGACTAATACCCAAATACATGGTATAAATATAATACAATTTGATGATGCGAATTGAAGACTGAACTGGACGAGGGTGCAATTCCCTCCGCCTCCACCAAAAGGAGATTAGGGTGAAACAGATATTGATAGGGGAACAAGATGAAGACCCCCTTAGTACGAGAGGTAAGTAAGTGGATGTTTAAAGCTTATATTCTTTGGAGTATATGTGCAGACATAACCTTACTCGCTGGTATAATATACCTAGTCTTTTTTTGATGGGGGCGAATTAGGATCGACAGGCAGAGATAGATGAGTGGAGAATTGTCGGATGACTCCGTAATTGGTCACTATAGTAAATGCAAACGATAATTTTGCATCTCAAGATTTCGCTCTAGCAGCGTAATCGGATAGGGTTTCGGTGGGTTCCTAGTAACAGAATACCCACCACTTTAAAGGATGGAATGAGTCCGTCCTATTTTGTCATGATAAGGAGATATTTGAATGACTACTACTACCCAAGCAACTAAGGTTGCAACCGCACTTGTTAACGGTGCAGAACTAACCGCAAAACAGATTTCTTCACGCTATGGTGTGAAAAATGTTCGTGCTGTTATCAGTAAACTACGTTCAGAAGGTTTTTCAATCTATTTGAACAAGCGTGTTTCGTCTTTTGACGGTGAGTCATATATGAAGTATATGATCGGAACACCTACTAGGGCAGTTGTTGCTGCTGGTTACAAGGCACTACGTTCAGCGTAATGCCTACTGACCGATAGACAGGTCATTAATTAGTGTCTATCGGGTAGTGCCGTCATACATTCGAGTGATGCAGCGATGAATGCATTCGGGTGATGCCGTAATACATCCGTGGGGGGTCCACGGTTAACCCCCCAACTTATTTTAAGGAAATATTATGTCACTGAATACACCCAAAAAATTTACTCTAGAGATAGAGAACATCGTTAAAAATAAATCAATATCACATATGGATGCAGTTCTTTGGTACTGTGAACAACAGGACATTGAACCAGATTCCGTTAAGTCTTTAGTGACAAAGGGTTTAAAAGAGAAGATCGAAGCAAATGCAAGAGAACTCAATTTTCTACCTAAACAAGCACAATTACCAATTTAGGATACCAATGAAAAAATTATTAGTAGTATCAGTAGTAACATTATTAGGCGCATGTTCGCCTGGCCACATTGCGTCCAATAACAATGGTAAGGCAGAATTTGTCTGGATAGGGTGTCATGTAGTAACACAGAGTCCTAACCACGGTGCATATGCGATAGGACCATTTAATGACCTAAAGGTAGGTGAGTATTTCTACTTTAAACAGGTGGGTCACGATGGTAAAGTTGGTGAAGTAGTAACTGGTAAACCCTGTGAGGATTAATGGAACCGATTGACGTTTATTTGATGTACTGTGCAATGAAGACGCATTTTACTAGAAAAGATTACGACTACCATAAGTATGGTGGTAAGACAAAAATTAAAAGAGACTCCTTCTACAAACGCAAGGATAGGTACTTTTTCACTAAGATATCAAAGAAGTATGATAAACCAGAAGACTATTTTCTTGCAAATTTCATTAGAGACAAAAAGGGATACATTGCTAACTTTAGTGATGATAACTACCAATCATGGAAACTCAAGAGACAGGGGTTCTTTGATTTGTTTATAGCAGAACTACATCCCTACATTAAGAATTTAAATCCACTATTCACGGTGGAAAAGAATCAACATCCAACTTTGTTAAAAGAGTTTCTAGGTGGGCGTGTCTCTCTAGAAACTATGATTATATTAGATGAATTGGTAAACTATACCAAGGAGTGGAATAACAAGTTGGGTGATGATATTGTCTGGAAAGACCTAAGTTTTTTTATGAAAAAGTACAAAGGGTTCTTGACAATTGATGCTAAACGGTATAGAATAAAACTATTAAATCTTATAGAGGAGTCCAGTTGATGGAAGTTACTATGTACTTAGACAAAGGCGATGCGTTACGTGAAGAGGGGTTCTTTGAATCCAAAGTTAGTAATCTTGAGAACAAGATTAAAGCACTAGGTTTTGACAACGCCGAGTTGGCGAAGTCAAATGAAGAATTGAGAGAGAAGGTTAAGACTCTTTCTACTCGTACACCTCAGTGGCCTAAGGGGTATCGTCCTAAACGATATAACCCCAAAGGTGGGAAACCTAATGGACGCTAAGATGAACGTGACACTGGTAGATCACATGGGTAGTGATCTATCAGTAGTCAATGCTGCTAGGGTATCTTTTTCAAAAACTTCACAATGGATGTCTATTCCAGAGGCGGGTCCAACAAAAGGAATCCTTACTGAAGGTGATGAGAAACTTATTAACTACCTAGCAAAACACAACCATTGGAGTCCCTTTGGTCATGCATCTTTACAATTTCATATTAAAGCACCAGTATTTGTTGCAAGACAATTAGTCAAACATCAAGTCGGTTTGGTGTGGAATGAAGTATCTAGACGATACGTTGACGATGAGGTAGAGTTCTATCAACCAGAAGAATGGCGTGGTAGACCTACAAACTCTAAACAGGGTTCTTCTGATGAAGTCATTAACATTAACCCCAAGAATTCATTAGTAGATGATTACAACCAAGTAATCAAATCTGCAAAATGGACATATAAACATCTCATAGAAATGGGCGTTGCTCCCGAACAGGCCAGAATGGTCTTACCATTGTCACATATGACAGAATGGTATTGGAGTGGCACACTGATGGCATTTGCTCGTATCTGCAACCTACGATGTAAATCCGATACTCAGTTAGAAACCCAAACGGTTGCTAATTTAATTGACGAATTATCTGGGGAGTTATTCCCTTATTCGTGGGAGGCACTAAGAGATGGACAATAAAGATGTATATTCTAATGAATGGAATGTTGCAACGGTTGACAGAATAGTTATATTGATGGAAGAGATTGCCGTACTAGAGAACAAATATGTAGAAAACTCTGGGATGGGTAATATTAATACTGCGATAGGAGTATTGAGACAACGTGTAATTGAATTGAAAGGAAGAATTCATGGTTAAGACCTTTATGTTATTACTTGCCTTCACGATCACTGATCCAGAGGGGTTGGAGCGTGATGAGAAGGTTCACATATTATCAAGGCACTTTGATACACAGATAGAGTGTGTAGAATTTGTAAATAATTGGAGTGGTACTATAAAATCTAGAGGATTGGGTACTGTTCGTGGTATGCTTGCCGAGGGGTGGGAGGTTGACATTGCAGAAATTGGTTGTGCAGTTAATCCTAGTGGTTCTATAGAGAAAGTTACCATTGCAAAATATGTTGATGGTGAGAATATTATACCCAACAACAATGACATTGTTGAGGAACATTTGCCTGAACATGAATAAATTTGTATCGAAATTCCGTGAAGCAATAGTATTCGGTAACGGAGAATCCAGAAAGTGGTTCTTAGATGGTATGAATTACGATATCAAAATACCGACATGGGGATGTAATGCAGTCTATCGTGACTTCTGGGTAGACAACCTAGTATCGGTAGATTACGGTATGCAACAAGAGATATACACTTCTGATATACTACAATCACAAAAATGTGAGGAAGATGACCGTATGCGATTTCATTTCGCAAACTGGAATCCCATCCCCGCTGAGATTTCTGATATGATGTTTATGGGACACGACATCCCAAAAGAATTTGTACATAAGACGGTGAGAGTTGGTAATCATACTGAACAATGTGTGGTGTCTGGTAAAGACCCCAGTATGATACAAGAGAGTATCGAACTCACCATGAAGGAAAATCCTACCCTTGATCCTAAAGATTTGAAGATGAAGATGGAAAAGGATGTGGGGATATGGATTACCTATCTTCAAGAGAATGATGGAGTGATACCTATAGACTTCCCTGTGGGGTGGTCTGCTGGTACTACTGCAATGCACCTTGCATGTCAAGGTGGCCCAAAAGAATTATATATGTTAGGATTTGATTTGTCTTCATATGACGAACCTCTGAACAACCTATATAAGGGGTCAGATAATTATCTGCCCAGTGACGCAAAAGGTTTCAACACAGTAAATTGGTTGAACCAGATGCATACTGTTTTTACGGAGTTTAAGGATACTACCTTTTATTGGATAGACCCTATACATCGAAAAGGTGAAGTAACTGACGTTAAATTTAATAACGTAAGGTACTTGACAAAAGAACAGTTTTGTGATAAATTTAACATACGATAAAACATATATTACATATATTAACATAAGGAGATACATATGTCGTTAGAAGCGCTTAAAAAGCAAAACTCATTGGATAAACTGCTTGGTGCAGTTGAAACCGAAAACAAACCTCAAGAAAAGAAATCATACGTTGATGAACGTCTGTGGAAACCAGAAGTGGACAAGTCTGGTAATGGATATGCAGTCATTCGTTTTCTACCAGCGGTTAAGGGAGAAGACCTTCCTTGGGCAAAGGTATGGAACCATGCATTCCAAGGACCAACTGGACAATGGTATATTGAGAACTCTCTCACTACCATCGGTCAGAATGATCCTGTATCAGAAATGAACAGTGCGTATTGGAACTCTGGTGTTGAGAGTGATAAAGAGATCGCTCGTAAACAGAAGAGGAAGTTGCAATACTTCGCTAACATCTATGTTGTTAGTGATCCAAAACATCCAGAGTATGAAGGTAAAGTAATGCTTTATCGCTTTGGTAAGAAAATCTTTGACAAATGCATGGAAGCAATGCAACCAGCGTTTGAAGATGAATCCCCAATCAATCCGTTTGATTTTTGGGAGGGTGCGAACTTCAAGTTGAAGATTCGTAAGGTTGATGGTTACTGGAACTATGATAAGTCAGAGTTTGCAGCACCATCTGCGTTGTTTGATGATGACGATGCACTTGAGAAGTTGTGGGGTAGTCAGTACTCTCTTGAAGAGTTTACTTCTTCTACAAACTTCAAGTCATATGATGAACTTAAAACTCGTTTAGATACAGTACTTGCTGGAACGACCACCGTAGGTAATGTAACTAGTGTGATGGAAGATGAACCTATTGAGTCAACTATAACTGTGGATACAAAGGAGTCTCCTGCTCCTACTGTAGAAGTTAAAGATGATGAAGATGATTCGATAGATTATTTTCAAAAACTCGCAGACGAGGGTTAAGGGAAAGGGGGAACTTCGGTTCCCCTTTTTTTTAGAAGATGCCGGGATATGAGAACGTATTCGGTGGGAGCATATATTTAACTGGAGCTGATTCAACTTGAGTTCTAGATTGATCGGTAACCCTTGCATCTACATTAGTATTCCCTACTTTACCTGAGTCATTTTGCTCTCTCTTGAGTTTTGCAACTTCATTATTATAATCTTTAATCGATTCAATAAATTCTGTTAGTCCTTTTTCTGCCTCTTTCATCTGACTGTTATCTGACTTCATGACATTTGCTAATTGTTGCAACCTTCTAAGGTTACTTACATTGAAGTCTCCACCAGCAAATTCCATACTCTCGTTTCCACCAAATAATCTTGACCCTACTGTTTTCTTGAAGAAACCAGAGTCCATCAACACTTTCTTTTGTTCATCACTTAGTTCAGTAGTACCAAATCTTTCTTTAAAGTTTGCGACTAATCCTTTAAGTTGTTCACTAGTTTTTCCTTGCAGACCCTCACCTTTTTTTAGTCCAAACATCTCTGCAATCTGAGCACGATTTGCCATCTTTTTTTGCAGTGCTGCTTGTTGACCTTGTAGTTGAGGTAACATCTCTTTTGATTTTTCAATTTCTCTCATAAGAATTCCGACATCAATACCGACACCCGCTGCTGTACCAATAGGACCAAGACTCCCTGCTACACCAGATGATGCATGTAGAGCAGCACCTACTGCATCACCATCTAATAGTGAGTTGATTGCCAACCCACCACCAACAAGTAAACTAAAGCCAGGTATCTTCTTCAAAATATTTTTCGCTGCACTTCTTTTTGCAAGAGCGGCAGATAATCTACCAAACGCTTTTGATTTTGGAGCGATCTCTTTACCTAAGTTCTTTGCCATCAAGTACTTTGGATTGACTTTTCCTGATGCAGTTTTCTCTGTTAGGATTTTCCCGCTCTTAGCAACTATTGAACCACCTAATTTTGCAGCGCCTTTTGCAACGGGTTTTGCAGCAACCTTCGCTGCTGCTGCTGCCGCTGGTGCAGTTACAGCGGGTACTGCCGCTTTAAGACCAAGGAATGTAGCAACAGCGCCCAACTTTGTAAAGAGTTTTGCGATTAATCCTTTCTTGGGACCAAATATCTTCGTCAATAAAAAAAGTATGCCTGTTTTCTTCATCAGATAAAGTCCAATACCGCCCGTTATAGTAGCTTCCCAAAGACCAATATTATCCCATATTGACTTAAATCCTGCTATCCACCCCTCTTCATTAAAATCATTCTTTATTTTGTTTAGTCTAGCAAACAAACCCTTCCCATCATTTTGACCTCCACCCGGCCCTCCACCTTCCCTCTCTGAACCAAAGAAGTAAGTATATATTCCACCAATTGAATTTTTAAATCCATCTGCAATTTCATCTAGTTGTCGCA